CGACGCCGGGCCGTTCCGCGTGTAGATGCCCGCCATGTGCATACGGCCCTTGAGGCTGGCGGCCGATTTATCAACGACCGCATAGCTGGGGGCCGGATAGGGCCGCGCCAGCGCCGCCGCGAGCTGGGCGTCGTCCTGCATCTCGATCGCGTAGAACTCATCAAACAGGCAGAGCCGGCCGTCCAGGCGCTCCTGCCAGTACAGAATGACGCGCGGGTGGCTGTCGCCGGTGTACGTGCCCGTGGTCGGGTCGATCGCGCCGACATAGCCGTCGTCGACCGCCCAGACCACCGCGCCGGCGTCGGGAATGTATTCGGCATCCTCGGTCACGTTGCCGTCGGCGGGCCCGTCTGCCCACACGCCCCGGTAGATCTGGCCGGTGGCCTGCACCCACTGGCCATGCCGCAGGCGCGCATACTCGGTGCCCTCGCGCTCGCCGGTCTCGGGGTTCAGCACGCCTAGCTGGTCGAGCCGCGCGAGATAAATGCGCCCGGCCTCGGTCCATGCGCCACCCTGCCAGAGCGTCGGGTTATCCTCGTGGCGACTGTGCAGCAGCGCGAGCACGCCGCGCTGGCCGCGCAGCCAGAGCCAGTGGGTTGGCGCGTCGGGGTTGCAGTCGGCGATCAGCTGCTGGTAGGGCATCACGCCGTTCCGCAGCCGGGTGGTGAGCGCCAGCCAGTCGGCCAGCTCAAGCTCGGTCGCCTCCTGCACGTAGATCATATCATACTCGGTGGACATGATCTTCCCGGGCTTGTCGAGGCCACCCACCACGATCTCGCTGCCGTTTGGGTAGTGGTACACCTGGCGGTAGTTGCGCCTCGGCCCCTCGGCAATCGAGCTGCCGGCCGGGAGCACCTTCTCCTCGAAGGTCACCAGCGCGGCCTCGCTGAGACTCTCGCGCGTTTTGCGGATGATCAGGCCGCGCATGCGCGGGTACTTCATCGCAACGAAGTGCAGCTTCTCCAGGCACGCGCGACTCTTGCCGGTGCCGGCCGGCCCCGACAGCACGATCTCACCGCCCCGGTGCGCCCAGAGCTGCCGCGCGGCGCCGTACGCCGTGTACGGGCGGCTGCCCTCAGGCGGCGTCGGGGTCGAAGCCGTCGCCGGTCTGGTAGACCTTGTAGAGACTGGCGGTAACATCAATCTGCTGCCGATCGCGGTACTTCTCGGGCCGAGTGCCCTTGAGCATAAAGATAAGTAAGGTGTCGCTGTACTCGCGGACGCTGCCGACGCGCTTCCCGCCCTGGTACACCGGCTTGAGCACGCCCAGCTTGCCGCGGCGCCAGGCCTCGGTCTCCATGTCGTCGGCGGCGTCATCCAGTGCGGCATCCCATGCAGCGGCGAAGTCTGCATCCTCATCCCGCACCTTATAGGCCGTGGTGCGGCCGATCTTTGCTTTTTTGCAGGCCGCCCCCACTATGCCGACGCGCGCGAGCTCGCGCAGGAAGATGGGCTTCCAGTCGCCTTTTTCTACTGTTCGCACTGTTCGCGCCGTAGTCACTAGACCGCCACCCCCAGCAGCGAGTGTGATAAGAACACCAGCATGGCCGCGAGCATTGCCAGAAATGGCGTCAAAAACGTGTTCAGCGCCAGGCGCGCGCACAGCCACCAGACGCCGCCGAACGCCAGCGCAACCGCCAGCGCGAAGATCAGGGTTTGAATGGTCATAGGAACCTCCTATTCATCTATTTTAATCACGGTCACCGGGCACGCGGTCGGCGGTGCCTGCATCGCCGCATCGCCGCAGAGGCTGCGCGCCTCGGTGTAGCCTAGCTCGATCACCCGCTTTGTGCGCTTGTGTCGTGCCACGTCGCGCGGATGGCTCACGTCCGCAACCCGGCAGTAGCGTAGGATGTGGCGATTGTGCGACCACACATACACCCACGTGCCGAGCGGATAATACGCGCTCGAAATGTTGCACGCGGCCGGCGCGAGATCCCGGCGGGCGACCACGCGCTCCATCACGCCAGGGCTGTAGCGCGGCGCGTAGCCGTCCATCGCCTCGCCGCCGAACAAGGCGAGCGCAATCAGGATGTTAATGAGCGCCAAAACGAATGAGCGCCCACAGCACGGCCGACAGGCCCAGGATGACGCCCAGCACCAGCAGACCCGGCCACCAGCTTAGCCAGACGACGATCCCGAGCAGGACGAGCAGCCCGATCGCCGCGGCGCCCGCGTAGATCGCGACGACCATGCAGCCCGGTTCGCCGGCTGGATGCTCGCCGGGGACGTTCGTGTAGCTCGTGTCACCCTCACACACACGACTTACCACAGCCGCCACACAATCGCGATCAGCGCGCCCGCAATCAGCGATAACACAAACATAAGGCCGTAGATCACGCGCGCGAACCATCGTTGCCGTATCGGTCGATCTATTGCGTCCTTTTGATACGCCTGCTCAAGCTTCCCGCACAACGCTTCGATCTGTCGAGTGCGCTCCAGCATTCCACCGACCTGCTGAATGAGTGCCGCAAACTGCCGCTGTAATTCTGCAAGATCAACATCAAAGCGCAATATCAGTGCGGTCACATCCTGGCGAGCCATTGCCGCCTCATGGTGACTTTCACGAACCATACGGCGTAGTTCTTCGCGCAATGCGTCAACCTCAATATCAAATCGCCGGGCCTCGTCGCTGCTCACGTGCCGACCTCAGACGGCGGGCGGAGCTGATCTTCAATCCGCGCTACGCGCTCCATAAGGCCGCGATGCTCGTCAATGAGTTGCTGCCGCGCATCGGGTGACAACTGCGATTGCCGAATGTTGGCGATCTCTTGATGCAGGCGCGCGCGATCGTCTTTGCTTTCCTTAAACCGCCGATCTTGGCGACGGCTCAGCGCATTGAGCGACGTTTGAAAGCGGGCCTGCGAAGCGGCCTGGTCGCTCCGCAGTTCCCCTAGCGCTATCAGGATCTTGTTCGCCTCTTCCGCCCGCTGTGCATCCGCCATATCCATCTTGCGCATGAACATCCGAAGGTTCGCCGCCTGCATCGACGTGGCCACGTCTTTGTTGCGCACCAACGCCACCCGCATCAGCTGCGCCTTAGCGCGTGCCAAGCTCTCGATCATCGTGCGATCGGCGCCGGTTGCTTGCGCGAGCGCGATGTCTTGCTCAAGAACCGCGATCGCCGTAATCGCCTCGTCCTGTTCGTGCTGGAGGCGACGGAGATATGCCGCGCTCTCGTCGGCAAGTGTGGCGTCATTGTCGGTTTCTGGTATCATATCCCTAGGCCTCGCCCGTTGACGCGGGCGGTGGTCAGCCGGGCGGCGGTGTTCGCGCGCAGCCGCTCGGCGCGTTCCTACAGTCGCTCCAACCGCTTCATATCCACAAACCCCGATCCATCCTTCAGATGCCCAGCCCCGTTCGGGTACGTCACGTCAATGTCCACCAGCGTGCCGCTTGGCAACTCCAGCGCGATCGGGCCTTGCAAGTTCTGTTGCTGATACACCAGCAGCCCAGCGACGCGGTAGCGCTTAGGCTGCACTTGGCTTATCTCATGGCGGAGCTGTTCACCCGTCATAAACTTACCGGGGCATGTTCGGCCCGGCATGCACTCATTGTGAACCCGTATCTCAGACGTTTCGATCTGCCATGCGCGAATGAAGCCTTTGATCACGCCATACAGCAAGGCTTTCTGTGATACGGTTGGCGGGCGCGCATTCCAGTCAGCAACGTTCTCAATGCCGAGACGCGCGCTATTGCATGGGCCGGCATGGACGCCCACACGATCAAGCGGGGTCATCTGCCAAATACCGGCATCGGATACCGTAGTACAGTCAGCAGCAAGAAACAAATGCGGGCCGGCTGACCAACCCTTTGCAATATACCCTTGCTGCATGCTGCGCATAGAGGCAAGGCCGCGCCATTGCTGTTCGTTTGGTATATACGTGTTGTGGATAGTCAGCCCGATGCACCATGCCGGGCGGGGGACGGTACGGAGGAAGGCGAGAAACGCATCAAGCGTTGCCCATCGTTGGATGTTTGAGTCAAACTTGGTTGGTATCATGCCGCGCGCCTCGTGTG